AACAATACGATTATTGATTTTCAATAGATAAGAACGTTCCAATGTTTTAAATCCAAAATAATCGAAATCAAAATCTCTTTCTTGGGTAATAGCACCATCTAAAACTTCTTTGTTTTGTTGAACAAATTTAGCAACATTATCATCAATCAAAGAGGATTCCTTATTTGTTTTAGGTTCAATGAAATGATGCAACTCCTTAATACACTGAGAGAATTTTTTAGGTGTTGTTTTATGTAAATTAGAAACCGCAAGTCTTCCGGCCAATTTCGCATAATCGGGATGTGAGGTTACTAATGATGCGGCTGTCTCTGCCGCCAATGTATCCAACTCCACAGTTGAAATACCGTCATATATACCCTGTGTTACTTTTAATGTAACTAATGTTGGGTCAATAAATTCAATATTCAAATCATCACAAAAATGTTGTATTCTCCTTGTTATTTTGTCATATCTCATCTCCTCTAAGGAGCCATCTCTCTTTTTTACTTTCATCGTTTATTTTATTTTTTAGAAATCTATCTCGTCAAAATTCGTATTTAGGTCCTCTATAGACGAATTATTATTTACCCCTGCCTTTTGGTATTCTGCAACTCTTTTTTCAAAGAAATTGGTTTTACCTTGGATGGCAATGTTCTCCATAAAATCAAATGGGTTTGTAGAGTTATAAACTTTATTAACTCCCAATGACATTAATAATCTATCGGCAACAAACTCAAGGTATTGTTTCATCAAATCAGAGTTCATACCAATTAATCTTACAGGTAATGCCTCTAAAATGAATTCTTTTTCAATTTCCAATGCCCCACAGATTATCTCTTTAATTTTTTTATCTGATAATTTCTTTTCAATGTGGTGATTATATAAATGACACGCAAAGTCACAATGCATTCCTTCATCACGAGAAATAAGTTCATTTGAAAAGGTTAAACCTGGCATTAAACCACGTTTCTTTAACCAAAATATAGAACAGAACGAACCACTAAAGAAGATACCTTCAACCGCAGCAAACGCAATTAATCTCTCAACAAAAGAATCAGAGTTAATCCACTTGATTGCCCATTCTGCCTTCCTCTTGATGGCAGGTACCGTATCAATTGCATTGAACAAATGATTTTGTTCGTTCTTATCTTTAATGTATGTATCAATTAATAATGAATATGTTTCACTATGAATGTTTTCCATCATAATTTGGAAACCATAGAACATTTTTGCCTCGGTATATTGAACTTCATTTAAAAAGTTAATACCCAAGTTTTCATTTACGATACCGTCAGACGCAGCAAAAAATGCCAAAACATTCTTAACAAAATGTTGTTCATCTGAATTTAGTTTATTGTCCCAATCATTAATGTCTTGGGCTAGGTCAATTTCTTCTGCTGTCCAAAAACATGTTTCTTGTTGTTTATAAAGTTTCCAAATATCGTGATGTTCGATTGGAAAGATGACAAAACGGCCTGGATTCTCTTTAAGAATTTTTTCACTCATAGTATAAATTTTTTAATTGATTAACGATTTAATGTTTCTTGTCTTTTCTTGAACATTTCTGCTGCTCTATTGACATTGGTTTTCACTGTTTGTTCTTGGTGACCAAGTAGAGTTGTCTGAGTCTCGGTGTCGATAATTAAGAATTTGTTATCGAACTTACAGTTGTTCCATATTACACCGTCTTGACCAATACGTGATTTCAGTAAGGTCATCGTTGCTAAATTGTGTTCTTTCTGTTCAAGTGTTTTACCTACTGATAAAACTACGTGACCAATTTGTGCCTTCTTAATAGAGCCACCCATTTGGTCTGTTGTTACCACCTCTGATGAAATAGATTCTCTGTTACCCTGAGTTGCCGTCCAAATTGCGATGTTGAATTCAGTCGTCATCGATTCAAGACTTCTCATAACAGAACCCTCACCTTTCCATTCTTCACCAAAATTAGACCTATCAGGGCTGATACAATCAACATAATCAATAAGTAACATGTCAATTTGTTTTCCTTCTGAAACTTGTTTTCTAATTCTTGATTTAATTTCAGATATTGTTACAGAATCACTTGGTAATTTAATAATACTAAGTGAACCCTTACATCTACCCTGAAGTTCCTCAACCATTTCTTTAACCTCTTCTTTTCTTTCTGGTTGTTCATCGGGTTCAATACCCGTCCAAATAGTGAAGTGTTTTCTTTTAATGTTTGCCGGATTATCTTCAAAAAATATTTGAAGTACGTGGAAATCGTGAACATATGCAGAGTTGGCGAACTTGGTTAACAAAGTGGTTTTACCGGTACCTGTTGGTGCCAATACAACTCCTAATTCACCTCTTCCTAAACCACCTTTCAACATATTGTCCAATCCGTTGATTCCGGTCGGTATTGCTTGTCGGTTGTCTTTTTCCAATGCGGCATCAATATCATGAAACACATCCATCGACTCTTCAGGTGGAATACCCACTTGTAATGCCTTTTGGATAATACTTTCAATTGTTTGATACTCATGGAATGCACCATTGTCAATAATGGTGTTTACCTTTTTTAGTTCTTTTCTAAGGTTTTGTTGTTTACAAAAGTTCAACGCCTCATCTTTAACCAATTGTTCGGTATCTTCTTTTTCTTTAATCGATTCGATAGTATCGAGGTGGATTCTGGCACTCTCTTGTGAGCCCATTTCAAGTACTATCTTTTGACTTAAACTATCATAATTGGGAATTTTACCGTATTTCGTGTAAAGTTCCTTAATGTGTTGAGTGATGAATCTAAAAGAATTATTATCAAAGTACTTGCTCTCGATTACATCAATAATTGTTTCCCCATATTTCTTATCCTCAATTATCGCCTTAATTAGTGCCTGTTGGAATGATGTTCCGAGAAGACCAAAGTTCTTTTCTGTCATGTTACAAAGTTATATTTTTATTTTTAAAGTTGGTAATTTAAATAAGTTGTTTCTAATACATCGGTAGATAGTATGTCAGTTAACACTGCCAAGTATCTCTTTAGATTAGGACGAATATCCACCGTATATCTCACCTTTGGATGGAAGAAATATGCGGGAATGATTCTTGAAATAAATACATCGTCACCCATCTTAATTTCAAGAAGGAAATGTTCTTTTTCGTCATTATCACTGGTCTCTACATTGGTCAAACCATAAAAATATTCACGATTCTCATAGAGATAGTCGGAAGTTTTTATTCTCAAACCATCAAAAATTTCGTCTGAAATTTCTTTTACGTACTCATGTATATCCATCGAACGTCTAGATTGTGGGTTATGCTCTCTTACGTTGAAAAAACGTTGGCAGATAATGTTTCCTTCAAGAGTTAAAAGGAATTCGAATTTGGTTACATCTTGATTATTCATTGTTTTTAATTTTTATTATTTTTTTATTTTTTTCTTTTCTTGTTAATCGGAGGAATGGATTTAAAAAATTAATCCACGCATCGTCTGATTTGGGTAAGAGAAGGAAGATACCATCTTCCATCATCATCTTCATCGTGTTTTTATAAGAACGACCTTCGGGGTCCATTTTATCATGGATTAGTGATTCAACCGACTCCTTTGCCTCATCTGTTAGAAATGGGTTATCTAAACTTACTATTCGACTGTTAACATCAAAAAATTCTTCACCCAGTACCCCATATTTGGTCACTCCCGTGAGCAAATTGGTGATTAGACGATTATCCCTATCCTGTTCGAATAAGTCGTTAAAACGGTTCCTAATGAATTCTAATGTAAGTTCTTCAGTTTTTAGTTCAGGGACAACTGATAAGAGTCTTCTAACGCCGAGGTTTTTAATTCCTGCAATGTTATCTGACGGGTCACCACACAACATCTTTACTAATTTGATGTTCTCGATTCTAATCTCTTCGTGGTCATAAACAAACATATCTTTTGGTTGATATAGTTTACTATGTGAAGGATTAAACAGTTTTGTGTTTTCTGAAACTAATTGTGTTAAATCTCCATCTGATGAGAATATGATAATATTCTCCTTTGGTGAGTTTTGTGAATAGTATGCAACAGAATCGTCAGTTTCACAGTATTCGTATTCACCTTGACGGACAAAAAGTTCTTCCAAATATTGTTTTACTCGGTTTCTTTGTTGTCCGTATGCGGTTACTTCTTCTTCTGTTCTAATCCGACTTTTTCTATTCTCTTTGTATTGGTGATAGTATCTCTTGCGAGATGCAGAACCCTCTTCACCATCCCAAAAAACGACTATTTTGTCTAAATGGTGGATTTCAACCATTCTACGAAGGGTATTAATAAAGTGATATAAACCACCAATATGATTCCCTTTGTAGAAATGATTTTTAAGTCCAAAAAACCCAATGGTCAATAAATTATCTCCATCAACCAATAAAACATTTGACATTTAGTCTTTTCGTATTAAACGTTAAACAATAAAATAAAATTAATCCTCGTCTTCGTATCCGACTTCAAATTCGATACCTGCAATGTCAGTGATTTTTTCACCGAAAAGTCTTGTTCCAATGTACTCTAAGTTGTTCTTCAAGTAATCTTCTCTTGACTTCTTTTCTTCAACAGCGTCTCTCATTTTCATGAAACCGTGTGATGTGACCATGATTTTTCCATCGGCGAATGAGATACCATTTACGTGGTTCTTCATTACTGAAATTTTACTTCTACTTCCGATGTTTGCCTTTCTACCTTTTCTTGTAATATCAATTTTAGTAGTACCGGCATTTTTTTGGTTACCAAATAAGAAAACTAATGTTGAGTTTAACCAAATTGATTCTCCTCCTTTTGCTTTAATTTTTGGTTGACCGTATGGATTATCAGGTAACTCAACCCATGGTTGGTTTACGATGATAAGTGTGTTTGTGTGTTTTTTATCCGCTCTTCTTGAACCTGAAATACGTTGGTTAATACCCATACCGATTTTATCGGCCAATGTTGACGCATTATGTTGTTTACCACCTTTACCTTCAAATGTCATTTTACATGGAACAGAACCAACAGAATCCCAAAGGAATAACAAATCATAAGGAATTGTACCTTTTTCTTGTGCATCCAATAATTCATTAATGAAATCAGTAATTTGTTCAATGTATTCAAAATCATTTCTGAAAATGAATTGACCCGAATAAGTAATTTCACCCGTAGATTTGTCTAAATCCTCAGTTACGGGAATACCCATAATATCTGCGTGTTCAAATGCAAATTTTTGTTCGGTGATAATAAAGACAGGAAGAATTTCTTTCTTGATTGCATCTGCGGCGGCAGATAAAAGTGCCGTAGTTTTACCTGTATCTGAATGTCCTAAGAACATATTGATGTGTCCAAGTGCGGGACCGGGAATACCGGTTGCATCCAAGAACGCATCTCCAAGGTCTAAGAACCTATCAGGTTTGTAGGTCATTTTACTCGAATACTTCGAGATAACACTCGAAAAGTCTTGTTTCTTTATTGCCATATTAATAATATAAGTTTTTTTTTAAAAAAAGGACACCCTCAAAGACAAAAAGTCCGTGAGAATGTCCTTGGGGGGTTAGATTAGAATGGTAAATCGTCGTCAGATTCAGCTTCAGATTGTGCATCGTATACTGGTTCTGATGGTGTGGATGTTGATGGTGCCATTATTTGAGTTTCTTCTTGAGAATTTGAAACAAATTTCTTAGTTTCTGAATCCCATCTAGGAACTTCACCTTTAGCAATCATCTCCAAATAGTCTTCAGGTTTTTTAGAGTAAACATCGTTCCATGTTAATTCGTCATTAACCCACGATTGTGAAACCGTTTCATCATTGTTTAATGGACTTGCATCCTCATACATGATTGAACTAATGGTTGTGTATTCTCTACCGTTACCTGCCTTACTCAAACCAAGAGTAACAATTAAGTCACGTCCTGAATTGATATCGGTAATATCTCCTTTGTTTTTAAATAGTGGGAAAATTTTGTCAAGAATTCCTTCTTGCTTACTGTTGTGTTTAAAACGCCAGAACTTTGGTCCGTCCTGTTCGTTTTCACGGTCAATCACTTTAACGATGTAAAATTTACGTGCTCTGTACTGACGAGCAAGAACCTTGTCAGATTCTAAACCTGTCATCATTAACGCATCATAAACTTCGTTTAATGGAGAGCGTTTGCCCTCTTGTTTTGGGTCATAAAGTTTAAGCCAATTTCCATCAACTTGAACTTCGTGGAAGTACGCTTCTTTAAATGGAGAACTTCCGTCAGTCGTAGGAATGATACGGATTCTTTTTTCCCCACTTCTAGCACCTTTTGGTAAAAGGGTAGTGAAGTACTTTTTTAATCGGTCTTCTTGAGACACTCTGTTTTGGTTGCCACTTGTGGCATTCTTGTTGTACTGTGCTAGTACTGAATCAAATGTTGACATAAATCTTGGTTTTTAAATTGTTTATAGTAAAATATAGATAAAAAAAGTCGAATTACAAAATCCGACTTCAAATATTTTCAAAAAAGTTGTTTTCCCTTATAAATCCCAATCTATGGGAGTTGGGACTGTTGTTATCTCCATTTGATAACATAATCATTGTTGGTACCCATAAATGAATTTGACTTTGCATAAACTTTATATCCGTATACGTTAGTCAAATCGCTAATCATGTTCTCATTTAAAAAATGTT